GATATTTAGAGTTGTACAACCCAATAATTCTTTAAGTGAATATGTTGTTAATAAGAAATTAGTAGATGATAAAACAGGCGAAATTAAACTTATGAATGATATTACAGTAGGGAAATATGATGTTATCGTAGTATCTGGGTCTACTCTACCTAGTAATAGATATGCTGAACTTGAATTTTATATGGATGCATATCAAAAAGGTATTATTGATAGACAAGAAGTTCTTAAGAAAACCGAAGTATTTGATATGGAAGGTGTAATGGAAAGAACTGATATAATTGCTAAATTACAACAGCAATTAGAGCAATCTAATGAAGAGAACAAAAGACTTAAGGGAGATTTGCAAACAAGAGACCGTGAAGCTGTAAATCTTAGAAAGAAAGTTGAAGTTGAGAAGTTTAAGAGTGACCTCGACCAGGTTAGCAATAAAGCTAAATCTGCAGGTACTCTTTATGAAAAACGACTCGATGATAATTTGTCCACCGTTAAAACGCAGATAAGAGATTCTGCGCAACAAACAAGCTTACCTTCTACTGGTGGTAAAGGAGCAGCTAAAAGGAGAAAGAAATAATGACACAAGATAATATACAGACAGATACCCCTCAAGAAAATACTAATCAACCTCAATACAACTCTTTAGAAGAAGCTGTATTTGGAGGGAGCGATGTATTAAATGAGGGTTCTAATGATAATACATCAAGTGCTTTTACTAGTGGGAATGAAGGAAATGCTGAAACAGCTCCAGAAACAACTGGACAACCTGTAGTAGGCACGCAAGAAACGACTCAACAACCAACTCAAGATAACGATGAAAAGCGATATCAATATTGGCAATCTCAAGCAGATAAGTACAAGAATGAGTTGGATTCAATGAAGCAAGTACAGCAACAACCTGCACAACAGCAGCCTGCAGAACCTGCTCAAGAACAAGTTGAAGAGTTTCCAGCAGCTCCATTAAAACCACAACAACCTAGAACTTTTAATAGAGAGGAAGCTTATAGCGACCCTAATAGTGATAGTGCTAGGTATTTAGATGAATTAGAGGGATGGCGTGATGACATGAATGAATATAACTCACTTAAATCTCAATACCAAACAGCTATTATTGAAGAGAAATTCAATAAAATGGAGAGTACTAGAGTTGAAGAAGCTAAGAAACAAGAAGCTGCACAACAAAGGAATGCTCAAGAAACTGAAATTAGAGGCCATGTAATGGGCCACTATGGTATGAATGAGAGTGAGGCAAAGGATTTTATGTCAAAGATGTCTGACCCTAGTTCTATTACTATCGATAATCTAGTTCAACTATACAGGCTTCAAAATGGTGGAGGTTCTCAACAACCTGCTCCTGCTGAACCTAGTGATGCTTTTACTCAAACGAGGAATGCACAGCAAGTACCATCTCCTATGGGAGTTATGCCTTCTGGACAATCTAATGTTGACGGTAGGAGTATGGAAGACAAGATTATGGATAATCTGATAGGGGATTTTAATGATAAAAATCCCTGGAAGTAACTTTAATCTGCTCAACTGAAGGTGGTAACCCACAGCTGAGGACGAGCAAAATGAGGATGGAATAATGGCAACGAAGTATTCAAACAACCAGTACAACACTGCCACTGGAGTTTCATTAGACGATACAAGACGTCAATTTAACTTTGGTGAACGTGTAGCTGAACTGGCGCCACAACAAAGTCCATTCTTCGTATATTTATCGAAGGTGGCAAAAAAAGCTACTAATGACCCTGTTTTTAAGTTTTTAGAACAGAGACATCAGTGGCAAAGACGTAACTTTAAAGTATCCACAACATTAACGTGGACCTTTGAAGCAGGACCAACTATTGCAGATGCTGATAGTGATGACTTAGTATTAAGTTGTGACTATGACCAATATGGTAAAATTAGTGGCTCAGCCTCTGATGCAACTAATAATGCTTGTCATTTTTTAGTGCCAGGTAGTATTATTGCAATGAAAGCTGATAATGGTACTGTGTATCGTTTTAGAATTACAACAGGTGCTACTGTGACTCACAGTGGTACTGATGGTTCTAGTGGTATAACTACTATTACAGTATCAGGTGGTGGAGATGAGATAATTCCTATCGATACTCCTACATCTGGAACACTTACTTTTACTGCTCTTAACAAAGGTCAAGTAATTGGAAGTGCTTATGCTGAAGGGACTGATAGTCCTGTTGGTTGGGAAGATAAGTTATTCGACAGAGAAGGATATTGTCAAATATTCAAAACTGGAATGAATATTTTCTCAGGAACTGCATTAGCTACTGAATATAGAGGTATTGCTAATGAGTTTCAAAGAATCTGGCAAGATAAGTTAATGGAACATAAAATGGATTTAGAACAAGCTATGTTGTTTGGTTATGGTGCTGCATCTAATGAGACATCTACAACAGCAGCTCCTCTTAGGTATTCGTGGGGTATTATACCTTACACAAATACTTATGGCAAAATCTACAATATGTCCTATAGCTCATCTGGCTATGATGCATTTTTAGATGCAATGGAAGATTTCTTTGCTCCTGAATCTGGTAATAGTGGTAACAAACTAGTACTGGCTTCAAGAAAAGTTATTACCTATTTGAATAAACTAGGTAGTGGAAGTTTTCTAAATAATTCTGTAGGTTCATCTCAATATAGATTGGATGTACAAAATGTTCCTGGTGCTTTCGGGCATAGTGTAACAGTTGTAAATACCATATTTGGCAATTTACATTTTGTTGCAGAACCTCTTTTAAGAGGACCATGGGAAGATTATTGTGTAGCAGTCGATATGAAGAATGTGGCTTATAGACCACTTAGTGGTAATGGTGTTAGTCGAGACACTTTCATTGAAACTAATGTACAAGACAACGGCGTTGATGGTAGACAAGACCAAATCATCACTGAAGCTGGCTTGGAAATTAGCGTTCCTGAAACCCACGCAATTCTTAAGTTTTCTTAAGTAGGAGGTAAACAATGGCACAATTATCAATGATAGGTGAAAATACTGTTACTGACGGTACTCATATTATTACTGATGCTTCAGTGTATGGTTCATGGCCTTTTGCAGATGAAGAAGGCGGTATGGCTGTTTACAGGACAAATACTCTTGACCCTGCTACTACTGACGCTGCTTTAGTAAGTCCTGGTATTCCAGGAGATTTAGCTGCTAATAGAAAGTTAAGGGTTGGTTTTAATACTACAACTGCAGGAGCAAATGTAACTTCTGATTTTGGTGTTCAAGGTTCTTACAATGGTAAGGATTGGATTCTAATATCAGAGTTAGATGCTGATGTAGAACCAGATTCAACTGGTATTCAAGAATATGAACTTGACTTAACTGACAAGTATTATCCTTGGATTAGGTTAATATGGAATGATGGAACAGACGATAATACTACTTGGCAAGGATACTTTTTTGTATCTGGACTTAAGTCTGGTGGTAATATCTCTAGTTCTATGACTGTAGGTGGTATAGGACCTGACCCATCGTAGTAAGTGGTTAGTTTAATAATCGTGGAGGGGCTTCGGCCCCTTCACATAACGTGGAGATTTAAATGAGTGATTTAACGATAACGACAGCTGGAGTTAGTGAATCTAAGGTAAGTGGGGGAGAATTTCTTTCAGCTGATAAAAAGCTAAATCAAATGAAAATTGATTTAATTGACGTTGCAGTTGCACCAGATGCTGGAGATACTGGAGCAATGATAGCTGGAGATTTGCTGTTCTTAGTAACAGAGATACCTAATGCTGTTGCAACAAAGGGTGGTTCAGCTATATTACAATCAGTTGTTGCAATATCTAGTGGTACAGTTGTAACAGGAGGTTTTGATATAGTTCTTACTTCAGATTCAACAGCTTTAGTTGATGAAAGTGGTAATGCTGAACCAAATGATGCAGTAACAACTTCCCCAGATATAGATTCGCCACTTAGTGTTATAGATGGAACTTTTGGAATTGTTAGTTTTCCATCTCTTACTACTGTAAGTACTCTTGCAGCTGTAGGAGATAAGCAGAATATTGGTATGGTTTGCAAGGCTGAATCAGATACGAGAAGTTTATATGTCTGGGGTATAGTTCAAAATACTACAGATTATAATGAAGGAGTAATTACTCTTAGATTTGGGTTTGTACAGGATTAATGCTTCCTTCAAGAAGAATAGTAACAATGGGCGGAGATGTATTTAGAGATGAGTATTCAGTTGGTTTTGATGGTACTGATTCTAGAATTATAGTAAGCACTGACAGTTCTATAAATAATATATGGGCTGGTGGTGGAACTATAGCTGGATGGATAAAACCTTCAAGTGATGGAGAAAATAACTATGGTAGAATAGTTCAGAAAGCATCAGGAACAAGTCCTTCTGATGGTTGGTATCTTGTAGTATCTAGCGAGGGTAGTGGTGCAACTGATTTTAGGTTTCGACAACGATGGGGAAGCGGTGTATTTTATGGCGTTGAAACGACATCTAGAGAAATAACATTAGACC